ATAGAATCTGTCAACAATAGCCATATTTTAACCTATATCCACCACTTCACAGCTATCTGCTGTACAAGCTAGTGTTTGATTACCTACAGTATTATCTTCTTGTTCATAATCAGCAAGCTTTGACCAATCAATAAACTTAGGCATCTTAGCTAAAAACTCCTTATAATGTTCTTCTAGTACACTTGCACCATATGGACGATACCAAGCTCTTTTTTTTATTTTGTTATTTATTTTATTTTTTATATCAGCCACAAGTGGGTTAGCTAAAATTGATCTATTTCCTAACGCTCTTGGTCCTAGTTCACCATTACCCTGATACCATAAAACTATTTTACCAGACGCTAAATATTCTGCTGTCTTTTTGATGGTTTCATTATGTGGGTAACCTGGATGTTCATCAGATTGTATAAAAGGATAATTATTAAAAGCGGGAATGTCGTAATCATATTTTTTTATTAAGAAATATATTAATCCAAGTGAGATACCACCATCATAACCATGAGGTGTAATTTCCATATTTTTAAATTTACTTTTAAGATATGTATTTAGTATTATACTTTGAGATACTCCTCCAGTGAATAAAAAATTTTCTTTATCATTAAAAAAATTTTTAAAATATGATAGATGTGTTTTTTTTGCTATCTCATGTATTGTTTTGATATAATCGTACATTAAATTATCAGTGCTGTTATTTTCTTTACTCCAACTCTTAAAAAAAAGTTTTTCATTCATATATTGAAATGAATTGGTAAAATTGTCATCTTTATGCTTATTGTAAAATTCCTTATTACATTTACCTAAAGCACTCCATGCCATAATATGTCCAGCAGTATAAGGAGAGCCTAAATGTCTAAGACCTATTTCATCTAATTTTGCACCGATAGATTCACCATCCTCAGGATCTTTTAATGTTTTAACAATATTGTTATTTTTAATAATAGATAAATATCTTAAATCATTACCATGCCCATCAAGTGTAATACTATCGTTATCACTAAAATTAGATAAATGATGAGCGTAATGATGATCAACAAAATAAACATCGCTACAAATATTTTGAAAATAATTTACCTTTTCATACTTATGATTTTTAGCTTTTAAATTCCAATAAGAATCTCCAACCGCAATAGATTTTATTTGGCTTTTATCTATATTATTTTTTTTTAAAAAGTTTATTAAATAATTTTCAAACTCTATACTTGGGTACTCATTTATGTTTCTGTTGGAAAATTCTATCTTACAATGTTTTTTCGCACCGTTTTGTCTTTCAAACAATAAATAATTAAATTTTTTACCATCATACAAACTAATATTTGCGTCATGTTTTCTAAAATGTAAGCCTATTAAATAATTTTGCAACTTACTTTAGGCTGCGTCTACCTGAGTCCAAGTATTATTTGCGTCTGTCACAACATTAGCCCACGGTGTTGAGAAAAGATTACCTGATACTAATGATAAATCAACTCCTGTAACATTTACAGTAGCTCCAGCTTCAGGTGTTGTAGTGCCCTCGGCAAAAGTTGAGGCAAGACCAGTTACACTTACTGTGACACCCGTGCCAACTTCCACGGTTTCTGTTCCTAATGAAAAACTGCTTGATAAACTACCAAGGGTTGCCACTATATCTATGGCGGCCACTGCTGTTCCTAAAGAAGAAGTAACATTTAATCCTGTCACATTGACATCTAATGATCCTTCTATCGTAACCGTTCCAATACTAAAATCAAGTTGATCTGAAGGAGCGATAATAGCAACATTTCCTTCACCTGCCACCGTGACTCCAGATAAGGCATTACTTATTGATAGACCTGTTGGAGTTACTACTGAATCAGCAATAGCTGTTTCTGTTCCTAAAGAAAATGTGGATTGAAGAGAGTCTAAAGTAACAACACTATTAGCCTCTACTGATTCTGTTCCTAGAGATAATGTTGATGTAAGAGAGTCTAATGTTACTACAACATCTCCAACAAAAGACTCAGTGCCTAATGCAAATGTAGATGATACACTTGAAAGAGTGACCGTAATAGAACTTTGTTGGCCCCAAGCTCCTTCGCCCCAATTATTTTCACCCCAAGCATCTGCCATGGTAATGACTTTCTATATTAAGATAATCTTAATATAGCACTTGATGCATCGTTTGTTGGGAATGCGATTGTAAATGTACCGTTTGTTGATGTCTTAACACTACCAAAATCTAAAACTGCAATAGCTGCATTTGTATTTGATGATGATCTATTATAGATCAAAGCTGCTTGAGCAGATATTGTTGCTGATGTAAAACTTACATTTGCAAAATCAACAAATGCTGTTGATGCTGTTGCGCTTGTTTTGGTTAAGCCAATGGTTGGACTTGTTAAAGTCGCACCACCTGCTGCGTATGTTCCTGATGCCCCAACTTCGTTAGATGTAGCATAGGCTGTTGTGTTTCCATTTAAAGTTGCAGAGCTTGTGTAGAGAGCAAGATTAATTGTATCATTATCGATATCATGATCTCCCGCTAGCAACTCCTGTTTAAAGGATGCACAGACTGCTTGGTTTATTGTCATAATTTATGCC